TCTCCTTAAATGATACAATCATAGAATTATTATACACAAAACTTATAGACCTGTTATTAGAAATTAATCCTGTCAGTTGATTATTTGTATAAGTAGGTGAAAATATTTCAACAATATTATTATTAGTGTATATCATCTTTGTGAAATGACGAATCTCTACCTCACTAAGAAACATTGATGATATGTTTAATCCCATATATTCTACTGAGAAAGATGGATATTTAGTATCAAAAACAAATTCTAATGATTCTGTATCCGAGTAAATTCTCTTCAATGATTTTTTAATATTGTAATTTATTGTTTCAGTAATCATAAAATACCTCCTTTAGTTATCTCAAAAAAATCTGCTAATTTATAACTACTGATATTTGTCGCAACAGGTGAATCTGTTTCTGTTGAACAGGTTATAGGTTCATTATTTTTATCGTAAGTAATTGTTCCTATTTTTACTTTTCCATAATCATCATATATATCATCTATTTGCATGTTATCAGAAAGTTTGAATGTAAAACTACCTAATTTATTAGCACCTGAAGCAATATAATTATGATCAATTTTTAATGTTCTGTCTTTTTGGTTATATGGATTACGTATATAGTTAAAGGTTGAGAACAATATACTTGCATCATGCTTATCAGTATAATATGTTTCAATTTGTGATATTTTATTTTGATTATAAAAATATCTTATATATCCAAGTTTTGTTAACGTAGGATAATCAAGTATATCTAAACTTTTAATTTTACCATAACTATAATTAGGAACAAGTTTATAATATAATATTCCATTGTATTTGAAATCTAATGATTCTAAATTTGTCTGCTCACCATTCATATCTATGTTAAATTTACATAGATTTACGACACTACCATCTTGGATAATCAATCCTGGTATAAAAAATCTATTTACATTTATTTTTGTTACATCATAATTATATATAAGATTTGCTTGTACACCATCAATATTCATATCAACTGATGTTATTAATTCAGGTTTAGCGTACCCATAAACAACTTGAGAATTTTGTATATCATTATATTCAATTCTATTTTTAAGAACTTTAAACCATAATATTTTCAAAGTTGTAGTTCTATATGTTGCAACAAGATTACCAACAGAATTATATTGCATATCAATTCTTTTGTATGTGGTTCCTGTACATAAGATATATGAAAGTTTTTCACCAGCATATCTAAATGTAAATGTTGCATCAATAAGATATGATAATCTTCCTAATGCATCTTTACGATAACTATATTCATCCATACGTTCAAGTTTATCACCATTATATGTATATATTACTTTCCATTGCACTGCAGGTGTATTTGTGTTTGTTCCTAGAACTGATTGAATTTTTCCATTGACAAAAGTCGGTATTATCTGAATGGTAGTATCTGGTGATTGAATTCCAGTAATTTCTGATTGAACACCATCACATGTTATATTATCCATACTAATCTCTCGAAGAATACTAATCGGTGTTCTGTTTACAACAGGAGTAGATTTATCAAATGTAAATTGATACATAATGTTTGTCTGCATATTGTATTCAGATATTTTTGTATAATTATCAGGTCGTTTCCAAAATTCATTATACATTGAACTATCAGCTTGTGTAACTATATAATCAATTTTATTCTTATGATCAATAATTTTTTTAGCCTCATCGTTTACATCACGTGAAAATGTGATTAGTTTTTCAAGAGGTTCAGAATTTGTATCTTTTACAGTAGTTAACTTTCCTTCATTATAGATGAGATCATAGGTAATAGGTGTTCCTGCATTATCTGCAATTAATACTTGACTATAATCAGTATCTTTTACGTATGTATATACTCGTGTACCCATTAGTAAGTCTCCGTTATTTTATTGATTATTCCTGCACTATCATATTCATATGAAAATGTACTAATACGATTACTATCACCATCACAATAATCTACATGATGAATTTTTGTCTTATCTGCTACATTATTTACAATTCCACCATAATACATAATATACATATGTTTTCTTTTTGACTTATCAAGAGTGAAAATTTCAATATTAACTATGTACGGTTGTATATCATTAGTTGGTTTAAAAAAGTATTGTAAAGGTCCATATTCACCTAAATAAAATGTATTTACTAGAACTTCATCAGGATTATAATTAACCTTCACAAATTCATCATTCAAAATACATTCAGCGGTTGCACCGTATATTAATGATACTGGTGAGGTTGGCGAATCTGTTAACCATCCAGTAGTATTATATAAATCATTTACTTCTAGTGTTTGATTTCTTAAAGTATTATCATCTGAATAATCAAATTCAACATAATCATCTGTTACCAGAAGGGTATCAAGATAATTCGGAATAACATTCTCAAATGTCGTATCATCCCAATAATCACTAAGAACGAATCCTCTATCAGTTAAGAGATGACCTGATTTTGCATATGCTTGTTGAACTTCATAATATTTTCCTTCTAAAGTGTATCCTCTTACAAAAGCACCTTCATACATAATATCAAGATGATTTGTTAGATTTGTAACAGATCTCATTTGATATATTGTATCAAGAACATTATCAGAATTAAAATTTAATAATTTATTATCATCATTTACAAGTCCAATATTTGTATCAAAATCTTTTGATAGAATATTATCAAAGATATTATATTCCTGTGCAAGGGATAGTTGTTTCCCCACTAGAATACGAAATTTTCTGTTATAGACATCAGTATCACAGTAATTAAGATTACAGTAAGTTTCTGAAACATATAATTCTGTTTCAGGTCTATACGTTGATAATACTCCAGCTTCAGACAAATCATTAGACATTGTTAATTCATCATTAAATCCCATTTTATGCTCCTGTCAAGATGCAAAACATCTTGAACTAATTTGTGTAATCAATATAACATATAGATCTGTACAATCTATACAACAACGGGTGGACACATATTTACATAAAATGTGTCGTATGTACAACCATCTTCCCAATAAATTGTATCACAACTTACATTATGTGAACACATATTTACATAGAATTTGTCATATGTACAACCATCTTCCCAATAAATTGTATCACAATCTACAAAAGATAGACACATATTTACATAAACTGAGTCAGTTGTACAACCATCTTCCCAATAAATTGTATCACAATCTACATTAGGTGAACACATCACTATGTAAAGTGTATCAGTTGAACAATCATCTTCCCAGTAAGATATGTCACAACTGTCAACCGGTGCACACATCACTACATAAAATGTGTCGATTGAAAAATCATCTTCCCAGTAAAATGAATCACATTCATCACCTGGACATGGTTCACGCATAGGTATCTGATATGTACCAATTGCTGTTACAAGATAATTATCTCCAACAAAATATCCAAGTTGACTATAACCATCATTTGCACGTGCAATGGTTGTAGCATAACTATTTTCAGAATTGAAATATCCTGCTCTTGTAATATATGGTTTTGCGTACAAGAGCGCATATTCATCATTAGGCATCTCATATTTGAATGATCTTACTCCAAGGGTTTCAAGATATTCTATTCTTTTTACAAATTCACCAACCTTGATATTTGATATTTTGTTGTATATATCAACATAATAAGGTTTACCATTATCAGAATAATGTGGAATGAAAAAATACTCATTTCCATCTTTTTTAACAATCATATATTTTAGATATGGTTGGCAACCTGTACCATCAGCAAAATTCCAATCAATATCAAGTGAAAAGAATCTGTGAACCTTTGGTCCATCATAATCATAAACAAAATCAATTGAGTTATATTCATCTTTGTATATTAGTTCAGTTGCTATTGCATCTGCAGGATCTGAGGTTCCTGTGATAACATTGTTACATTGTGAAGTTCCTAAAAATTTAGTCTCAGTAGTTAAGTTATCTTCAAAGAAAATTGCTGATGATATTCCATGATTATAACAACCGTGTGTCCATTTTACAGATGGTTTATCTAATGCAACATATCTGTTTGCACCATCAAACGCTTTACTTACTGGTTTGTAATTTAAATCTAAATTAAATCCGCCATTTATCATATCGACGAATCTATTAATTCTTTCACTTACAAGTCTATCAACAGTATAATGTTTTATTAGAATTTCATCTGCACTGAATTTCATTACCTTATAAAGTTTTTTATTAATATCATAATAATAATTTAATATACCACCATATACAAATTCAGTATCATCATCACTAAGTACACTAAAGACTAAACTATCAATAAGGTAATCAGGACGATAAACTGGCGTTGCTTTTTTAACAATTTCACCAATTTCGTTGAAATAACGTATTTCAGTAATGTATTTGTGATTTGTTTCAAATGCAAGATTTGTCAATCCATAATCTTCGAAATCAGTAAATGAATTAATATAATGTTTTGATTCATCAACATCAATTTCAATTCTTCGTGAATATTCGCTACTAACCCCATAATATTGTTCACAGAGAATAGCTGGATTTAAATTTGCAGGAGGTATTAAGAAAGGAACCTCTGCAAAATAGAATACATTACATGATACAATTGTATTCCATTCAAGTACTTTTGAAATTATATGTGCTCTTCCATCAAGGTCAACACTAAATCTCATATATTGTGAATTTTCTTTATCGAAACCTGAAAAATATCTTGTTCTATTATTATACATATAAACAAGTTTCTGATAATCTATTACTTCATCTGCTGAATTATAGTAAGTTTGTTGCATATGAACATCATATATTTTTAATTGATCATCAACATTTACACTTACTACTTTTATAGCCAATCCATATGATATTCCATCAATACTTGTATATTCACTAACTGTAATTGTTTCAATATCGTTATCAAGTGAATATTTAAACTGCCATTTTGTTGTAATAATATTTTTAGAAAAATCTGTATATTGTAGTTCTTGAATTCTTAATTTATCATCTATCTCTTCATAAAGAGGATTATATTCACCTATAACTCTACCATTGTAGAATTTTCTAATTTTTGAGATGAAACATAATGATATTGTTTCATCAAAACTTGCATAATAAAGCATATTTCTAAAGTTTGTAAATGGGCGAATTTTCTTTTTAGAATTATCATATTCAAACACTAAACCTACATCAAGTGTTCCTTCTTTACATATTTCATAATGTACATTATTGCAGTTTTGAATATCAGGAATAGACTTTACTTTCCCTAGCGTTGTATCCACATGTACAGGAGGAGTTAGAACATATGGTTTACTTGGTACGCCAAAAATTTGCTGGATATTTGATGAGGCATTTAAATCAATAAATTCGTATTCAAATATATTAACACTTGGGCTTAAAATTGTCATATAGACCTCATGTAGTTTTAAGGTTAATTATGATATAATGATATATTCATAAATATTTCAATTATTTATAAAGGATTAGAATGAATTTTGATAAAATATCAAAAATACCTTTCAACATTGCAAACCCAAAGAACATAATCGATATTAAAAAATTCGGTAAAAAAATCATAGTTAAATATGAACAGGAGATGTTATTTAATGATGAAAGTGTGCAATTAAAAGAGGATAGAATTATAACAATATTCTATCCAAGAAAAATCAGGGGCTTTGAGGTTCAAGTTGATGAAGATGATAATATCTTTGTCGCTGTTATATATAAACCATCATTTAATATATTTGGATGGAAATTTGTGAAGGAAAAAATAGATGACATTAACAGAGCACCAACAAAAAATATTTAATGATATAATCGATGGAATTGAGGAGTCCTTAAAATTAGGACAAAGATTTATTGGTTCATTATCAGGTCCTGCGGGTACAGGTAAAACAGTTATGACTGCAGAAATAATTGAATACCTATTAAAACATTATCCTCATAAACATCTTAGAATTGCAACACCAACACATAAATCCCTTCGTGTTGCAAACAATTTTATTGGAAAAACATTAAAGAAACATAAAAATTTCTCATCAAGTACAATTCATTCATATTTGAAATTAAAGATGGAACGTATAGAAGATAAAATTGTATTCACTGAAGATTTTGGCAATAACGCCAAAACAGATCATACAAAACATCTAATCATTGATGAAAGTTCAATGGTATCTGAATTATTATTTAATCATGTGAAAGCAAAAGCAATTGCTGTAGGTTTAGATGTTATATTGTTCGTTGGTGATAAAATTCAACTACTTCCAGTTGATGGTAAAACTAACCCAATCTTTAGTGACATCAACCAATACGAATTAACTGAAGTTGTTAGACAGGCACAAGATAGTCCTATACTCAAAAAAGCAACTGAGATTAGAAAATGTATTGAAGCAGAGAATTATGATATGAATGTCCTTACCTTCAATGAGTTTAAGGATTCAACTAATGGCATAATTGTTGTTGATGATGTCAAAGATCTTTTGAAGGAATATTTATCAAATGATGGTGATAAAACACTATCTGCATTTACTAATAATTCAGTTAATACATATAATGACTTTATCAGGAAAATGGTAAATGGTAGTACTGCATTACCTATGTTAATTGAAGGAGAGCAAGTTGTCCTTCAAGAGGCATATGAGAACAATGGAAAATTCATTCAGAATGGTGATACTGTAACAGTATATTCACCTTATTTAGATCATCATCCTGCTCTTAAAATTAACTACTGGACATTTACTCCTAAGGATGATGATTTAGAAGATATTGATATTCGTGTTGTTGATATAGATTCTATTGCTCGTTATAACTCACTGCTTGATAGAATTGCATTAAAAGCAAAATCGTTAAAATCTAATAAACAATATAAAGAAGCCAAGGAAATGTGGGAAAAATATTGGGAAGTTAAAAATATGTTTGTTGATATCAAATATAACTTCTGTCATACTATTCACAAATTACAAGGAAGTACATATGAAAATGTATTTCTTAATTTAAAAGAAACTATCCAAAATTCATCCGATAAAGATACATTATTTCGATTAGTATATGTTGCATTAACACGTGCTAGTAATAATGTTTTCATCTACAGGTAAATATTAATCCTACATAAATAAAATAAAAAATGTAGGATTACCATGAGCAAATTTATATTTTCTGAATATTTAAAAACATTAGATAACAATGAAAATTATATGAAACTCTCCGATAATATTATCGAGACATTAGTAAACCCTTCAATAAAATACTCCAAGCGATTGAGAAATCGTGAACTCTTCTTCATCGAATATAACATGGATTCCATTGCTGGTCCTGGTCTTATATGCAAAAATATATTAGAATCAATTAATGTTAATCGTAATAATGGTATGATATTTTTACCTATTAATCTCTTTAAGGTTTATCAAATAAAAGATGATGAAACTATAAATTCATTGAGAACAATTGAAGAATCTAAAATAATATTTGATACAGAATCTTATATTGTGTTAAATCCTGAAAGATTAATATCATTTGCTAATCAAAGTAAATTTAATAAAATTCGTACAATTTCTAAATTAAAAACATATAATGATCTTATTAATTTACTTGAGGTGTATAAAAAATACTTTGAGTATAAGCAATAAATACATAAAAAGGATACATTATGAATGAAGAAACAACTGCAGGTGACATCGCTGGAGTAGACATGCCATTAGGTGTTAAAAATAAATATACAAAGATTATTAGACGTATCAAAAAATTAAAGAAAAAGGAAATCGAGGATGGACAAATTTAGTTCATTAGATGATTTATTTAATATCGTTATTGATATTATTACAAATTATCGTGAAACAAAATTTGTTCTTGATAAAAGTGATCTCAATTATTATGAGTTACTTTATACAACATCGGGCACTATTGATGATATTGTATCAGTTCTTGATATTGATATAAAAGATTTTGATACATCTGTTAACGCATCAGATGAATATATTGAAATATATGGAAAAGATGATTCAAAAGCAGAATTAGTATTACTTCAAAAATTGAAAGATAATGCATCTGAATTGATAGTTTACCAACAAGTAATTCTTCTTGCTTCGCTTGAAGATATAATGAAAATACAATAAGGAAATAACACATGGCATTAATTTTAAGAAGAAATAAAGGTTCAGTTTTAACACATGATGAAGTAGATAATAACTTCGTTTACGTGGACACTACAGCAGTCAAATTAACAACAAATCAAACTATTAGTGATATCAAAACATTTACCTCTACAATCGTAGGTTCTATATCAGGTAACGCAGGAACTGTAACAAATGGTGTTTATAATACTGGTAATCAATCAATTGATGGTGTTAAAACATTTACCTCTACAATTGTAGGTTCTGTTTCAGGTAACGCAGGAGCTGTAACAAATGGTGTTTATACTGTTGGTGATCAGACAATTGCAGGTATCAAAACATTTACCTCAACAATTGTAGGTTCTGTTTCAGGTAATTCAGGAACTGTGACAAATGGTGTTTATATTGTTGGTAATCAATCAATTGATGGTGTTAAAACATTTACATCAGTAATTAATGGATCTGTATCAGGAAATTGTGGTTCAGTAACAAACGGTGTTTATACAATTAGCGATCAGACAATTGCAGGTATCAAAACATTCAGTTCAACAATCGTAGGTTCTATCAATGGTAATTCTGCAACTGTAACAAACGGTGTTTATACAACTGGTGATCAATCAATTGCAGGAAATAAGACATTTACATTACCTATCACAGGTTCAATTACAGGTAATTCTGCAACTGTAACAAACGGTGTTTATTTAGTTGGAAATCAGACAATAGCTGGTACAAAAACATTCAGTGCAGCAATCGTATCAGATATTACAGGTAATTCTGCAACTGTAACAAATGGTGTTTATACAACAGGTAATCAAACAATTACGGGAATAAAAACATTCAGTACAGCAATTGTATCAGATATTACAGGTAACGCTGGAACTGTAACAAATGGTGTTTACACAACTGGGTCATACACAGATCCTACATGGTTAACAATATCACAAACAAAAGTTGGTCTAGGAAATGTTAATAATACATCTGATATAACTAAAAATGTTCTTTCTGCAACAAAATTAACAACATCACGTACAATTAATAGTGTAGGTTTTGATGGTTCTGCAAATATCAATATTGAAACACGTTTAGGAACTGCAGTAGCATCAGCAGCAACTACAACTATTGGTACTGTTGGTATTGGTGAAGTTATGCACATTACAGGTACTACAACTATCACATCATTCGGTATTTCTACAACTGGTGTTATGAGAACAATTATATTTGATGCTGTAACTACTGTAACATATAACGCAACTTCATTAATTATTCCTGGCGCATCAAATATCACAACAACTGCAGGTGATATTATGGTTCTTGTTTGTGAAAATGGTGCAAGTGGTTATTGGAGAGTTTTAAATTATCTTCCTTCATCTGGTGTGGTTAGTGTTGGTACAGCACAAACTATCTCAGGTGCAAAAACATTCTCATCAGATGTTATTCAAACGCCTTCAGCATCAATAACCCCTGCAGTAAATGGACAAATGATATTTGAACATACAAATAATACAACAGTAACTATCAAACTCAAAGGTTCTGATGGTGTTGTTCGTTCTGTAGCGTTAACATTAGCATAATCTATTCGAAGAACTAGTTGTAGTTCTTCATAATAGATTAAGGTTATTATGATATAATATATGTAACAAACGAATGAAAGAAGGATTTTTATGAAAGAATTATCAAAAGTATCGGATTTTATAGGGAAAGAAGTTATTATATATCCTGGTGATACAAATAAAAAGATGGGTATTGTATTAGATATTACTGATGCAGGTGTTATGTTTAAAATAACTAAAGGATTAGAATATGGTGTTGGTGATATTGTGTTTATATCATTCTCTGCAAGATTAAGTTTTTCTTGTAAAGAAACAATCAACTAAGATTGTTTTTCATAATATAATTATTGTATCAAATTAAGGAAAATTAATGGAAAAAAATTCAAAAGATATATTACTTCTAGGATGTTTATTTATCTCAGGAGCAGCATTTGGTTTTGCTGCTAATGGTATTATCGGAAGTAGTATAGGAATTGGTATTGTATCGACATTTATTGCCTTTATATTATTCGATTAATTCTTATTATCACGAAGCATTTTTAGAATATCTGCAGTACTAGCAATAATGTTATTGGTCTGACTATTGTTAACAACACCAGGACCTTCATCTTTACCAAATTGCATTATTTCTTTTTGTACGTGTATGATGTCTTTATAGATAGAACTAAGAAGTTTTAATGATTGATTTACTGCATTTGTTAATTCAGCAAATGATGTAATCATACTTGATTTACGCTCAGAATCTGATATGATTAATTCATCAGATAAAGATTGCAAAATCAAGCGTCCACTTTTTACTGTACTTAAAAGTGTTTCACGTATAGTGTGAAAATCTTCTTTAAGCAAACTCAGTTTAATTACACTCTCAACAACATCAGTATCTAACTCAATAGGATTAGATACAAATTTTTGTTCTGCAGGTAATATTTCAGAAATATAATCATTCATATTATAAACAGAACTTTCAGTAATATCAAATGTTGCAGTAATCTTATCTAATTTCTTAGCAAGTTGCTCACCACGTTTAATATTTTCTTCTAAACTCATAATTCGCCTTTAGGTATAATTTTTGATATATCATCATAAAGATTTGTGATAACATGATTAACAATTTTACCATCTTTAATAGGTGGGTAAAGGTTTGCATCAATTGAAAATGTTAATGTTGCATTACATAGACGAATATCATCATCCATTCCTAAATCCATATCAAGATCTGTTGTTATATCATTTAAACGAAGAGGAACTGATCTATAATCATTAAGGAAATCCATATCTTTAATCATAATAGAATATGTTGGATTAAACATAGGAACTATCTGCTCAATAAGCATTGTTAATTCGGTAAATGAATCTGTAAGAATGTAAATGGTAAAATCAAAACTATATGACACAGAATTATATGTGTACGTCATAGTCTGTCTATCATCATTAAATTTCATTGTTTTATTTAATTTATTAGTCTCCCTCTCAGGTGACTTTGTTAATCCATCAAAACTTAGAGATAATCTTGGTAATACATTATATTTTTGTTCACGAAATTTTGTGAAATCATCAGATGTCATTTCGAATGCTTTTTGCTTGGTAGCAAAAGTGATAGGAATTGTTACATCCCTATCTACAGTTCCATCATCTTTAAATCTAACAATATGCATATCATTAAATGTATCAAGTATTGCAGCTGTATATCTACGAATAGAATAATGATGGAAAAATTGCATAGGTTACCTTCTTAATCTGCTGTCCAATGACTATAAGCAAATGTTACAGTAAATTCAGTAATTGTATCTGCTGTTTCAGAACTAAGATCAATAGAACTCACAACCGTTGGATATGCATTATGCAATGTAAAAGATTGAGTTGGTTGATTAAGTGAATCTAATTGTGATACGTGAAGATCTTTCATGTAATCAAGGTTACTTGTAACTGATTTGACTTCTGAATCATAACTATCGATTTTTGCAATCTCATCAATAAAAATTTGACGAAATTTTAAATCGTCAGTATTGTAAAATATAACATCCCAAGTACCAGAATATTGTGCCTCACCAGCAATAGTCATCTTACGACCTTTGAACCAAACTTCAACGGTTCCTAATGTAACATCAGGTAATGTAGTTCCTTTTGCAAGAACGTCCATATCTGTATCGCCATAGTTCAATTGTACTAAAAATTTATTTGCTCTAGCACCTAACCCTAGGGTACTTTTAAGTGTTTCTAAACTCATACTATCTCCTTAAATGATAAATATCATAATTATTTATTTTATTTATCAGGAGAGAAAAATGAGTGACGATTTTCAATTATTAAAACATGGGGTTGATAGTCCTACAAAATTCGAGGTTGAAATACATAAATCTAATGGAGATTTATTATTTACACGTGATGAAATGATTCGATCATTAAAAGCAATCAATATTCCTCAATTTAATGATGAAACTCTTGATGCATTTGTTAATAATAATTACATATTTGCACGTGGTCGCCCAACAATATTTCAAATTCAAATTACGTTTAAAAATATTAACTCTATGTCATTATATCAGACATGCCTAAAACATATGCATGATAATATGTCAAAATATCCTGCAGAACAATATTTTACTATACATGTTAAATACACAGGCACATATAAGAATGATAATAAATCTAAATCAATAACATTTACAAAATGTATGATGACTAACTTATCAGATCTGACATTTGACTACAGTTCTGTAAATAATACAATGGATTTCTCAATTGGATTTAAATCTGGCAATATGTCTATGTCATAAATAAAATAATACAAATAAAGGAATATAATGTTACCGAAAACAGAAACACGTTACTACGATTATGAAATCAATGGAAAAACAATTGAGTTCAGAGCTTGGAAAACAAAGGATGAAAAAGAATATCTAATCATGCAAGCATCAAAAGATGAGATGTCAGATCAAGATATTTTTGAAATTCTTGTTAAACCATGTTTGAAAGATCCTAATATATCTCTTACTGAAGGTGAAAAACAACTCGTTATGCTTGAGATAAGAAAACGTTCATTTGGTGAATCAGTTGACGTACAATTTTTGTGTGGTTCATGTAAAAAATACAATGAAACTAAATTAAATATTAATGAAATTGTTAAATATAAACCATTTAAACTTGAAGCAATAACAAAAGATGGCATCACTGTTAATTTCAAAGATACAATCAATATAAAATTATTAAATGGTTTTGAAGGTACAAAACTTAATTATCAAAGATTTTTATTACATATTGCATCATTAACTATTGATAATCAAGTCTACAAAGATTTTAATCTTGAGGAACTAGGAGAATATTTTGATAATATTGACGCAGAAACATTTGATTATTTCTTCGCTGAATTACAAGAACAGATGGAACAAGTAACTTACGGTGGAAAAGTAAAATGTATGTTCTGTAATGTAGAACAAGATATTGGATTAGGAGATCTCCCAAATTTATTTCCATGGTAATCATGAGTACCTCGCTAAATAATCTCTATAATTATTATAATATAATGAAATTTTACGGTAATTATAATACATTTGAGATTGATGATATGTATCCATTCGAGCGAGAGATTTATCATGGGTTATTGTTTGAGACTCGTAAAAAAAATATGGAAAATTAATAAATAACTAAAAAAGGAATAATATATGAGTTCAGCATTTACAGCAAAAATTTATTTAAATGGATCAAACGTTGAAGATGATACCCTTGTATTGAAAGGTGATGATGATTATCTAAAAATTGTTTTGTCACTTGTAAAAAAAGAATATGTATTATTTCCTAATGTTGCAAATGCTGCAGCCGTTGACAAAAGATTAAAGAATAAAGGACTTACTAAACTTGTTCTTAGACTTGGTATGGTTGGAATTCCTAAAGAAGCATTGACTGCGGTTCTTGGATTTATTGATACACGTGATATCATTAATAAATCATAAGGATATAATATGAAATATGAAATCAATGGAAAAAAGAAAGAGATAAAGATTACACCTTCAGGTGATGATGAAAAAAATTTATTAAAATTAATTGTTGCTTTCGCAGACCCAAAAGCAGTAAAATATCCTGTGATAACAGCCACTATATGGGGTTGGTTAGCAGGAAAAGTAATTAGTTATATTATAATTGATATGAATCATCCAAACATAACCAAAGCATTTATACAAACAATTTTAAGATTAAAAAAATAATAATAAAGGAGTTCATTCAATGACAGATATAATATTAACGGAAAAGAATGAACTCAAAGAAGTAATACAAAAAATTCTTGATAAACATGAAGGTAAAAATTCCTCACGTGTTGATGAAAAAGAAGATAAAGAACATGTTTCTATATGGTCTAAAATTACTGGTAAGAAAGACAAAAAACCTTCAAATAACATTGTTGCTGAGGCATTAAAAGAACCAATTAAAAATGACAAAACAATTATTAAGGAAATAAAAGAAAATAATATTCTCCTTAAGAAAATTGATATAAAACTTAAAAAACTATTAAATGGAAAAATAAAAGGTCATGACCCACGTCTTGATTTTGGTAAAGATGGTACTGGTGGAAAATCAGCAGGCTCATTAATCAAAGCAGTTTCAAGTGTTGGAAAAGCAGATCAAACTATTAAAGATAATTCTGATGATGATGATTTTGGGTTATCAGATATGCTTGAAGCTGGTTCTGCTCTTAAAGGTGCAAAATCATTATTTAAAAAAGCTCCTAAAGTTAATCCAAGTACAATAGCTGAATCCGCATCAACAGAATCAATTGTATCTAAAGCAGCAGCACCAGTTGCTGAAGATGCTGGAATGATGTCAAAAGGATTAGGCACTGCGGGTAAACTTGCAGGTAGAGTTGCTGTACCATTAACAGGATTAGTTGCAGGATACGACAAATATTCACAAGTAAAAGATGATAAAACTTTAAATGGTAGTCAGAAAACAGCTCAAGTTGTTGCAACAGGTGGTGGTGCAATGGCTGGCGCAGCAACTGGCGCAATGGCTGGCGCAGCACTTGGTAGTGTTGTTCCTATTGTAGGAACAGCTATTGGTGGTGTTCTAGGTGGTATAGCAGGTGCATACCTTGGTCAAAAAGGTGGTGAGGCAGTAGGTAATGTTGCTAGTGATGCATTAGCAGATGATCCTAAAAAAACACTTGAGAAAACACCTGAAGGTGCTGCACTCCTAGGAATGCAAACATCACTTAATCGTATTGAGTCACAAGTAAATAAATTAGTTGGAAAAAAATCTATTAATTTTGATGCAGGTAAAGATAATAAAAAATTAAATGATCTTACAAAAAAAACAACACCAGTTGATGTTACAACTAAAAAAGATGACGATGGAAAAGGATTCTTTGGTTCTATATCAAGTGGAATTCAATCATTTGCTCATAGTGCTGTAAACGTAGGAAAAGATGCTTGGGATGCAGCTAAAAAACTTGGTGGTCAAGGTATTGATAAACTTTCAGGATATTTTGAATCTGGTGATAAAGGTCCTGGTACAATATCATCCGGCCGTGGTGATAATGGTGGTGCATCATATGGTACACATCAATTCTCATCAAAAAATGGTTCATTACAAGGTTATCTACAGAATTCAAAATATGGTAAAGAATTTAATGGATTAGCACCTGGTTCTGCAGAATTTAATTCAAAATGGAAAGATATAGCTGATAAAGATCCTAAAGGATTTGATGCAGATCAGGCACAATATACAACAGCAAAATATTATGTACCACAACAGAAAAAACTTTCAGATTCAGGATTCGATCTTTCTAAACGTTCAAAAGCATTACAATCTGCAGTATATTCAGCAAGTGTTCAATTTGGCGGAAATACAGATATAGTTTTAAATGCTCTTAAATCTCAGAATATAGATCCTAAAACTGCAAAAGATGAAGATATTATTAATGCAATATATCAATATAAAATGGATAATAATTCTACATTATTCAAAAACTCAAGTCCTGCAGTTCAACAAGGAACATACAATCGTGCAGCTACTGAAAAACAAACTGTATTAAATTCTCTCCAGGATGAGAGGGCAAATCCAAATAAAAATGCTCAAACTCCTGCACAAGCATCAAAACCTGCAACTGTAGGATCTAATAGACCTAAAATGACGATGGGAACAAGATCATCTACACCTGTACCAAAAAGAGGTTCTGGTGGTGGTCAAGGTTCAAGTATGTTTAGTAGTATTGGTTCAAGTATAAGTTCATTTTTCAAACCAATGGCTTCAGGGTTTAGTGCAGGTGTTGATAGAACAACTACCGCACTTGGTGCCGGATATGATGCAGTAAAAAGTTTCGTTGGTAATGCATTAAAACCTGCAGATAATAGTGTAGATATTAGTGGTGTTCAGCCTGCAGTTCTTGGTAATTTAAATGCTATGGCTGCTGATTATGCAAAAAGAACTGGTCAACCGCTACAAATAAATTCAGGTTATCGAGCATCAGGCAAACAAGCAAAACTTTATCAAGCAGATTTAGCTGCAAATGGAGGACAACCATCTGGTAAAGTTGCACCTCCTGGTTCATCATTACATAATTATGGAATGGCAGTTGACGTTAATTCTACAGCAGGTAATTATCTTCAACAATCAGGAATGCTTGATGCATATGGTTTTACAAGACCAATGCCTGGCGAACCATGGCATTTAGAACCAAAAGGTATTATTAGAACAAACGTTAAAAATAATCCTGCAGGTGAAGCAGCTAAAGTTCAACAAATCTCTAAACCTGCAACACCTATTAAAAATGTAAAACCACCTCAATCAGGTGGAAATGATGTCTCCAAACGTAAAACAGAAAGTGATGCTCCTCCTGATAAGTCTTTTCAAGCATTAGTTGCAAAGAAAAAACCTCAGGCATCAACATCAACAGCAAGTGCATCAAGTGGTTCGCATGGGTCACCAGCTGCACCTACGCCAGTTGTTGTTAAACCATCAGGTCTTGCAGGTGGTGATATTGTTAAACCAACAGGTACACCTGGTGTAACACCAGTTGTTGTTGATAATACACCAACAGATGCATCTACAGATACATCTTCAACAAATAATAGTTCAGTTGCTAATGTATGTACAGCTGGTAATATTTCAACCGCACCTACACCAGATATAAAAGTATCATCACAAAATGATAAAATGGATACAACAGCATCTAAATCTCAGGCACCAGTTGTGATAAATAATAGTAACAATACAACTGGTAAAGACAGCAATAAAGGATCACCGGAATTTGGTATGAGTCAAGTTGCAGGACCAAATCCTTATACAGTTGCTTTAATGACATTTTAAGGATTAATATATGGGTGTTGCTATTAAAGATGTAAAACAAGGGGCAAACAATTCAGATCCTAGAACAGTTCAAAAATTACAAGGATTTAGATTCCCTACAACAGCAAATGAAAATGATGCAAAACAATTAGGTATAATTATTGGAGCATTTAATGAGAAAGAAGTAGGAAGGAAAGGTGATAGAAAATATGTGAAAGAAGATACTGCAGAAAATTTTCAAGGTGCTGTATTATTACCTATGCCCAACTCAATCCAAGATGCTCAAGGTCATGAATGGTCAACATATTCTGTAACTGATATGATTGGTGAAGTTGTTGGTACCGCAGGTAATTTTATAGGTGGCTTAGGAGGGAAAACAACAGGGTTAATTGGTAAAGCAATTTCAGGTGCAGGGGCAGCAATGCAAACAGATGGAACACCAAATAAACTTGCACGTCGAACTACAGGTATTGGATTAGATCCAAATACTAGACTTGAATATACAGGTGAACAATTACGTGAATTCACATTTAATTTTGTAATGATACCAGAATCTGAGGAAGATTCCAAGGCTATTCGTGATATTATTAGATTTTTTAGAATAAATGGAACTGGTGCAACATCATTAGGAGATGTACCAGGTACAGTTTCAACGGAACTTAATAATACGATTGTTTCCGATATACATGCATTTATTACTGAACCTGGTTGGTTTACAATAGATTTCAGAAATAAACATTTAAATACTATATACATGCCAACTCAGATGGTTTTAGTGTCATTCACTACATCATTATTTGAAGATGGTTATGCGGCTTTTTATGAGGACGATTCACCTAAGAAAGTGTCTATGACATTGGCATTCAAAGAAAGATTACCTAAATATTCAAATAGTTGGTAAAAAAATGAAAACACGAATTAAATATAATAATACAGTTGTTGAGCATCAAAAGAAACAATATCAATTTACAAATTTCACACGTGATCTTAAACTGATACCTGATGAATTTTTTGGAACTGATATGTACAATAATGTTTTTGTTGAAGATGATCTAACATTTGAATTATGTTCTGAAGGAATATATAAGAAAACAGATTACTGGGATTTATTGATGTTATATAACAATATTACAAATCCTCTTGTATTACCTAAATCAGCATATATAATTGATGAAATAGTTGATACACGTTTGAATAATTGGTTATCAAGATATCTATTAAAAGGAAATGATTTAGATATTCCAGATATTACAATTAAAGATAACGTATGGTATATTTTTGTACCTGATCAATCTGCAACAGATGATACTAACGCAGATTTAATTCAAAAAGTTGCTTCAATAAACATGAATATTGATAATCTTGCTAAAGAATTATCAAATATGGAAACTGAATATGAAACTATAAAAGATGATTCAAGTGATTATGGTGGATATAAAAGAAAACTGTTAAGAACAGATATTAATTCAACACGTGATAAAATATTCAAATTTCAACAAGATATAATGGATATTGAGGAAGAAGGAATTGATATTAAAGGAAAATGGAATCCAATTCGTCAAAAAGATTTAGATAAAATTTTATCAAAAAATGCAAGCATTATGGTACAACAGGTTTATACTAAATTGATGAATGATGCATTAAAAGAAAATGAAAAATATAGATATCTAAAATTCCCTAAAATTGAATATATTGCACGAATGTTAGATTACATTAATAAAGGCATAGAATGAAAGCAAGTCCATTATCAGAATTATATACTAAAGATTCAGAATTATTCTTCATGAGTAAGAAAGGTGAGAAATATACTATTGAACTTTCGTGGGTGGATAGAATAGAAATTCATTGGAATATGATATCTATGGCAGGAATTGTAGGTGCTACAATGACATTTGCTGATAACCTGTCTTTTAATGAAACTATTCCACTTGAGAAAGGTATATCTTTTGAGATGAATCTTGCTGATACAAGTAAAAATAAATTTAAATATGTATTTGTAATCACTGATATTAGTGTAGAAACCGTTAATAAAACTAGAAAAAATATATCTATTGCAATGATGGATCCGTATTCATTTAACCTGATTAAAACATTTTATAGTAAAGGTTATAGTCAAAAAAAAACAGATGAGATTATTAATGATTTATGTGTACATAATCTTAATATTAAACTTTATGATAAGATAAATGGGGTTCATGAATGGAATCCAAAGATAACTACTCAACAAACAGACAAATATTGCAAGACATATAGTTATGTGACTAGTGGTAAGAAAAGTTTATTCAGAAATATTAAAGAAAAATGTTATCAAGAAGGAATGCTTGCATATACAGATCGTACTTCACGAAATTATTGTTTTCTGAAAGATATATTTAATGATAAAGAACCTAGACCTGATATATATCATCAAGTTGCTGGTAATAAAGATTATGTGTACAAGATTGATGAGATAAAAAAAATACCACCTGGTAATATTGATTTATTAGATCCTGCATTGAAAAAAGAATGGTTTTCACAATGGTATGCAATACCGCAAACTGTTGATATTGATTTACCAACATATGAACTTGATTTTGAATATAAGAAAAAGATTGTAAAACCTATCGATTTTCATGGATTAATTGGAAATAATCCAACAAGATTAAATGATATATCACCTGAAGGTAGAATAATTCATTCATACCTTTCAAAGGCTCTTCAAAGAAATCAAATTTTGATTTTAATTTATGGTGATTTTACACTTAATGTAGGTGAGTTAATTGAAACTCAGATTTATTCAACTGGTGGAAAAATTGATGAGATTGATCAAGAGACTTCTGGAGTATGGATGGTAACAGAAATTATTGATGCAATACATCCTCCTGCATTTTATCAAGTAGTTACGTTATCACGTCCAAGAATAATGAAAAAAAATCATCCAGTTGTAAAACCTAAATAAATACATAAAAAAGGGATACAATGGATGATTTTCAAAGATTAAAGGAAAACGTTAACCCTAATCATACATTTTATCGTGCGGTTGTTGAAGATAATAACGATCCAGAGATGTTAAATAGATGTAAAATACGTATAGTAGGTATTCACACATCAGATAAAAAATTAATGCCTACTGATGCATTACCATGGGCTGAACTTATGTTCCCTACAACACGTGGTTCACAATCAATTCCATTACCAGGCCAATGGGTTTGGATTTTTCTTGATCAAGGACGTGAAGATAGACCTATTATTATTGGTACTATAACAACTATTGGTGCTGGTAAACCTGATACAACAAAAGGATTCTGTGATCCTTCAGGAACATATCCTAAAGCAGATGATTATAATTCACCAACTACCCATAGATTTTCACGTGTTCAAGAACTTGATAAAACACCAAATAAAACAATTAATGATTCATTATCAGAAACTAATACAACAGTAGGTTCTGGTTCTGATAAAATTAATGTTAAATTTAAACAAAAACCATCAACAAATGATAAATCAAAATACCCATCAGTAAATGTTCAAGAAACAGCAGGTGGTCATATATATGAAACAGATGATACACCTGGAAATATGCGTATTCGTCAATTACATACAACTGGAACATATTGGGAAATTGAGAATTCAGGTACATATACTTTTAAGTCAAAAAATAACTATGAACTTTATGTAGATGTAAATATGATAACAAAGGTAAAAGGCACAAATACAGTCCATATTACTGGTAATGTTATTGAAATTATGGATGCAAATGAAGTTACTCAAGTTCATGGAAATCAGACAAAATATGTCACAGGTAATGAAACAAATTCTATTACTGGAAATTTCAAAGAAACAGTAACAGGTAATGTTACAATCAATGTTACGGGTAAACATACTGAGAATATCAAAGGTGGTATAGACATTAATGGTAACCCAAAAGTAAAAATTCATGCATCATCAGTCTTTATTGACTCTATGGTTTATCTAGGATAAAGGTATAAAATGGCAACAGCAAAATTCGTATTAAGCATCTCAAGTCATATAAATTCAGGAACAATGACTGGACCATCATTGAACGGTCTTATTGATCTTAAGAACAAAGCCCAAGCTAGTTGTATGGCTGATACAAAATTCCTTACAGATGCATTAAAAGCATATAAACAACTCTCACATCTTTTGAACGCTACATCTTGTTCTATTCATTTAGGTTCATTTGAATTTGCTGGTAATATAGCAATGGGTGATTTTATAAATGATTCATTAATGGAACAATTTGGAACCAATCCTGAGGCAGCTTTAACTGATGCAGTAGGGATGATTAATTCAGCATGTTCATTGATAAATGGAATTATGGGTATGATTAATATGCTCAAAGATTTTCTACTTGCATTATATAGACTTATGGATTTTCTAAGAGGTTTAGGGTTTGATTTTTCTATTGAATGTGATTTTGGTTTACTTGAATTATTATTAAGTCAGACAGATAAACCGTCACCTGGTGTAACAACATTTCCAATTTCTATACAAAATCATTATGATGCATCAGTAAGAATTCTTGGTAAATTATACGGAAATAAATCATCAGGTGTACCATCTCTGTTAAGTTATTCTGAGGTTCAATTAACACGTGATCCTACTTTAGCAGGTGATACTGTTGATGGTATTGAGATTACAAATGCAATGATTTTGCAAAGTAGTCTTGTTAATATTAATAGCCATATGTATGATGCCGATATTGCCTTAATGTATGATAAAGGTGTGAGATACGGTCAACCATTAGTTGACATGCAATCACGTATTGCAAATGGTTTGATAATGGATGCCGGTGATATTGCTACTGCAGAATTAATGTCTATAGGTTCATGTAGTATTGATGGGTATTCTGATAAAACATCTTGTGAAGGTGCAGGTGGTGTATGGACAGTTGCATCAACAATGGCAAAGGTACCAGTTAAAATTCCTAGAACATTACAGGTAATATCAAATACAGATTTATTTGATACAAGTATTGAGGCAAATGATAATGTTCTAAATACAACCTCAGGGATTACATATATTCGAACCAGTGAAATTATGCCTAGCGCCATTGGTTTAATGATGGTTCAAGGTCAAGTTGGTGCAATTCCACCATATCATTATACATTATCAATTCAAAGTAAAATTTCTGATAGTAGTTATATAACATTATTATCAATCCCTAATCTAGAACAAAAATTAGTTACCGTTACAAATGATTATAATTCTTTCTTATTAAAATTATTAAATGCTAAAAAAGATCTTGCAGATGCAATTACAAATGCAGCTGATATTGGTACAGATCCATCATTGCTTGCAACATATACAACTTTAATGAATTCATATGATTTAAAATCTGGAAATATTACAGACAAATATAATATTATTGATAATAATCCAAATAAAATTGGTCAATTAAAATGGTTAATTGATTTAGGAAATCAAGCAATTACAAATAATGTAAATTATGCAACATTGAATGATGGTATCACAGGTCCAGTTACTTTGACATTTCCTATAAAAAGTTTTGATACATCATCAGGTGCATTTAATGATATAACTAATTCAAATGCATTTATAAGTACAGATATTACAAATGTAAATTCATATCTTAATCAGATTCAGCAATTTTATAATGAAAATAATGTATTAGATAATTTTATAACAGATATTTCCTCAAAAACTAGGGATCTAATATTGATGTATAATGATTTTCAATCAAAGAATACATTATCAAATCAAATCTATTATGGTGTACATAGAACGTATGATTTTCCTGGAAAAGGAACAATTAGAACAGGTGATGCTAAAGTTTATGTAGCATTTTCAAAACCTCATACTGAAATTCTAAATGATATTCCAAATAATATTACATTGAATTTATTTCATGGTGATGTATTTTATGATAACACCGATGATAGTGGTACAAGTGTAAGCATGTACTTAAGGGTGTTAGGTTCTGTTCCTAATTATTATAACTATAAATGGATAAATATCGGTTCAATAGTTTCTATTGAAAACGATACAGCAGGTGCACCAATTCCAATAACTATAACAATTGATCCTACTGTGTTTGCATCAATTGACAATAAAACAAATACATATACATCAGGCGATGGTATATTACCTTCATTGCATTGGAGTGCATATAAATCTTGGATTAATATTGGGGATATTTGGTTGGATTCAAGTAATCTAGCAACAGGTATTGTACAAAAGGTTTATACATATGATTCAGGATTAACTTCATTTAAATGGGCAGCGTTATTACCGAATAATCCACCATCATTGGTTCCTGATAATATTACAACATTAGAAGATACAATGGTTACTGGTAATTTATTGTCCTCAGCATTTGATATGGAAAATGATACAATCACATTAGTTTCAGTAACAGTTGCGGGTGTTGAAACAAATGCAATAAATGGAACAAATGTAAATGTAACATTATCTAATTCATTAGGTGTTTTTACATTAGTAAGTGATACAGGTGATTATATTTTTACACCTACTTTAAATAAAAATACTAATACAACATTTAGTTTTACTTATAAAGCAAAAGATTCTAAAGGTGCGATATCTACATCAATATTTTCAATTGCTATAACACCGGCAAATGATCCTCCTCAAGTTTCAGGACCTATAGATATAACATATCTAACTAATCAGGCATCAACAACAATTGATCTATTATTAAATACTACTGATGTAGATTTCGATATTATAAGTGTTGATGATTTAGGAAAAGTTTCAGGGGATGATTCAAATTTTGTGAATTATCACAAATACACACGGATCTTAGAATTTGATCCTACATATTTTGTAAATATTTTAAAACGTGATGAAATCAATAATGTATTATTAACATATTCAGTAACAGATAATAAATCAGCAAAAGTACCAACATCTGCATCAATTAAATTTAAAGGTATCAATCATGCACCTGTTGTATCAGGAGATATTAATAAATTAATATTGACATCAGATGCGACAACAGATGTCAATTTATTACAAAATGCTACAGATTTTGATGGCGATACACTTTCTGTTGACACATTAAATTTTAATGCAACAGGAAATGAAATTGGTATTGTAAGGGTTCTTTCATCAAATAAGGTAACAGTTACACCACAACAATATTATAATATATTAAAACGTGATGAAACATTAAATGTTGTTTATACATATTATGTACTCGATTCTTTATCGACTCGTTCTAATATGGCAACTACAAAATTAACATTAAAAGGTGTTAATCACCCACCTGTCGTATCAGCAGATATAAATGTAAGCAAATTAACATCTGATTCTACATTTGATATTATGTTAGATAAAAATGCTACAGATTTTGATGGTGATATATTAACTATTGATACATTGAATTTCAATGTAACAGGTGATGAGGCAGGAATAACAAGAGTTCTTTCTTCAAATAAAATAACGGTTGACCCATCGAAATACACATTAGCAAAAGGTGTACAAAGTGTTATTACATATACATATTATATACTTGATTCAGTTTTAGCACGTTCAAATCTTGCTACACTTACAATAACAATTACTGGTGCATAAATAATCTAAAAGGATTATTATGCCTCCAGTAGCTCGAGTAAATGACCCAGTACAACATGGTTGTTTCGGCGGACACATACTAAATTCCGGTTCAGGAAATGTATTCGCAAATGGTATCCCAATGTCAAGGATAGGTGATACTGTAACAGTTCATTGTTGCGGTCCTTCATGTCATAGTGGTGCACATTGTGCTGGTTCAGGTAAAGTTTTTACAAATGGTAAACCTCAAGCACGAATTGGTGACCCTATAGATTGTGGTTCTACAATCGCTGGTGGTTCTAGCAATGTATTCGCTAATTAAAGGAAATAAATGAAACCTGAATATTCAGATATATGTAAAAATCTACCTGATATTAAAATGTCAACTGTACCTATGTCACGTGAAGAGAAACTTGACCAATTATTATCTATATTTGATGGTATTGAAGAAATAAATGGTTATACTGTAATAAAATTTAATAAAAAAGTTATAATTGCATCAAATAGTGATCTAGCTATAGTATCAAGAAAAAATATTATGTTAAAGACAATCGATGGTGCAGTTTTTCTAAATTGAATAAATAATTAAAAAAGGAGTATCAATGAAATTTGTAGATATGTCTCCCGACTTTCTTGGTTATTTGATCTCCGATAAAGACGCTATCAGAAATTCAATAAAAAATATAATTCTTATACGAAAATATTCTCTTATGGGTAATATATCATTAGGTTCAAACGCATCTAATATTATTTTTTCTGGATTTGATGACCTTGATGAGGCTATGTTCAAGATGGAAATCATGACTGTAATTAAAAACAAAGAGCCTAGAATCAATGTTCTTGATGTAATAATGGAAAAAAATGATAATAACGAGATAAATGTTAATATTCTTTATAGCATAAAAAATTCGCTAATCGATTCAGTTGAAACTGTTCGTTTAAATTTAAATTAAGAGGTTACGATGATAGAAGTTGTCCCATTCAATTTTGAGGAAATAAGTCTTGCTCTCAAAGAGAAGGTTAAAGCATCTAATGTCTTTACTGATGTAGATTATGAAGGTTCTAATATATCAATATTGATTAATCTTCTTGCAAGCGCAGCTCAAATTGTTAATGCTAATACTAACTTTGGTGTTAATGAGATGATTCTAAATGATGCTGTAGAACGTACAAACATTTTGAAATCTGCAAGAAATATTGGTTATGAAGCTCTTCGTGCAAAATCAGCAGAATTTGAAATAACATTAGTTCCTGCTATTCCTATCGCTAATTGGCTTTCTGATACAATGACAATATCAATACATAAGTACACACGATTTACAACAAATAATGGAATGTATTGTTATTATATGGGAGATGATTTTGAAAGAATCATCTCACGTGAAGATGTTTTAAATTACAATGATAATTCACGTATAACTATCCGTGTAAAAGAGGGAACTCTTTTAATGCAAACAGATCGTGATGACTTCAATTATGTTATTGGTACATTTGTTGATTATAATGGTGAATTAAAAACAGAATCTTCAATACTTGTATATGAAAATTCTATTGAAGAAGATGGTATTGAGGTATTTGTAACTTCTTCTGAAGATATAAATGTCTACTTTCAACTTGATACTCCTACAATGGTTCCTAAAGGTTCGTTATGGGTTCAAACTGAATTTTCAAATGGTTTGATAAAAGATATTACTACAGACACCAATATCTATCTTGCAAAATCTGATGATTCATCTAGTATTATGTTAGGAGAATGGGAATTTTTAAGTTCATGGCAAAATTCAACTAATAGTATTATCAATAATTACAAAAGTAATCCTATGCTTGATATACAAGCAGTTGATCCTATGATTAATCGTCCATTCCATAAAAGAACATATTTTGTTATTGATGATGAAGTTGATAATAACAAAGATTCATTCCTTCCATTAATGGATTTTGATACAGGTTTTGTTCGTGTTTATTTCAGATATGGAAATACAGGTAAAAGTTTGTATCCTGGTTCACGTGTTGCTATTAATGTGTTAAAAACAAGTGGTTCATTAGGCAATAATATCACTGCAATTGCTATTGAAGATCAAGATCTTCAAGCAAATGTAATAATAGAACCAGGTTCTGCTCCTAAAATGGTTTCAGTAGGAACTGATGAGGAATCAGATCAAGATATTAAAATAAATGCACCAATTTTTTACAACACAGCTAATCGTGCGGTTACTGCAATGGATTATAAAGCAATTTGTGAAAGACGCACTGAGATTCAAAGATGTGCAGTTTGGGGTGGTGAGGATAAAATTGAAAAAGAATTAGGTAATGTTTACCTATCATTCTTATCATCAGTAGTGTCAAATAACTCAGATAAATTTACACATGATGTTAATGATAATGTATTCAGATTAATCAATAACGACATCTATGATAATACAACAGGAATTGCATTAGAACCAAATGCAAGTTCATTTTATGATGCAAATTTTTATCTAAGTAATACAAATGTTAATGATATTTTAAAATATCTTGAACGTTATAAAATTATGACTATGAAACTTATTCATGTAAATCCAGTCTTTATTGATTGTGACATCATGATTAAAGTTATGCGCTATATTAATGATAGTAAATCAACACAAATATCATTATTCAATGTTATAAATTCATATTTTAAATCTGATATGGGTGAGTTTGGAGTTGAATATTTTAATTCAAATATTATAAGAATGGTTGATAATCAATTTGGTAATATATCAGGTGTAGATATCGATGTTGAATATTCAATTAATCTTAGCACAGGTAATATGATTAGTGTTGGAAATAACTATATGTTTCAATTTTATCTTGAATTGCCATTCGAAGCAATGTATGATGAATCGACACCTGAAAAATTATTAATTGCTGAAAATATGCCTAATATTGATACAGTTGATTTTATTAAAAATCAAACAGCATCATTGGATCATTCTCTAATTGTAGATTATACTCGTGTTAAGCATACAATTGATGTTAACGAAGTATATGATGTAAACACAATTTCAGAAATATCTGAACTTGATGTACTTCCTATTGTATATGCAGGTAAAGACGTAGGTCAATATATTATTAGAAATGGAATTCTTGACAGTGACAACTATATCAGAGTTGATATTTGGATAAATAATAATACAACAGGCACTGATGTGTTTTCGCAATCATCATTAATGAAAAATTATTTTAATCAACCACAAAAAATTCGCTTATCTAATAAAACAGATAATGTAAGATTTTTCAGAAATAGTATTCCAAGACTAAACAGTGTACAATTTATTTAAGTAGAGAGATATGAAAAGAGATTTTGAAATTATTTTAAACGCATTAATACCAGAACATCTAAAGGAGAATAACCCAGTTGTTACTGAGTTGTTCAGAATATTCCTTGAATTTATAGATGAAACATCATACTCTAAAATCTCAAATATTTCAAATCTAGTAACAAGTATTCAGGAAGATGAATCTGAAGATAAATCATCATTCAGTTTTCAACCGATAAACAAAAGACAAAATATTGAATTGAAAATGGCGTTTGTTAATTTATTTGCAACTAACATAAATCATTTTTTTGATACAATAAAAAATGATAGACAAATTGATGCTGCTCTTACAAAATATGCAAAATTACTTGGTCTTGAAAAAAATGAACTATATGATATGAGTAAATTAAATATCAATATAGATGAAGAAATTATTTCATGTTCTAAACCTTTTGCAGAAACAAAAGGAACTAAAGTACCTTTTGATTTTCTATCAAATCTTCTTGAGAACGAAAATTTAGATCCTGGTATATCACCTATTGGTGGAATAACTGTTACAGATCATATTGACCATGATACTGAAGAACTTGTTCCATGTTCATACGAGGTAGAATCCTCATTACATAATGTTGTTTTTAATCGTGCTATAAGACCAATAGTGCATCCTGTTGGATTCAATGTAATATATACTCGTGTTCTTCGTTTATTAATGGAAGATGCATTTAATCTTAAAATTGAAAATTATGGTTTTTCAGTTGTTATTAAACAACGTAATGGTAAAACATATTCATGGAAAGATGAACTTGATGCAAGTGGTAACGTAACAAATCAATTAATCAAGACATTCAAATCAGATTTAAATGAATATGGTATTGAGGAACTTGATATAAGATTCATGACGGGTGAAAGATTATATCGTACAACAAATGGCGATTTTGTTTATTATGATAAACAATCAATTCCTCATAGCTGGTCGAAAAAATTCTATGAATTGGAATATAATTTCAAAAAGCGTATAACTGTTTTAACTAAAGATTCACAGATGGCTGAACATACATCTTACATAGATGATCAATATGATATCGTTTATCAAGTAATTAATGGTAAACTTAATATAATTCATGTTCCTGTATCTGATTATACAGAAAAAATTGACCATATTGACGATAATAGTTATTATGAAGATATCAAAGATTATAATGAACCTGATTTAACAGATCATAAAACAACATTTTATCCTGAGGAATTTCCTGAACCTGAAGAAAATAGTATAATACTTGAAGAAACAATATGGTTAAATAATTCAAAAATATTTGGTCTTCAAGGAAATCAATTTACATATCAACTAAAAGATGTAAAAGAAGGTAATGTTCCTAAAATTCAAGAAGATGATGAATTATTTTGGAATAATACAGATTATTATGTAAATCATTTCATAAAAATTCTTAGTGATCTTAAACTTGAACTTGCATATAATCAAGATATGTATGATACATATGCAACTCGTAAAGGAAGAACACGTATTGGTGCATGGAAAGGTTTTAGTGACCCGAGAGCAGAGAAAGATTGTCGTGATGTTCCTATGCTTACTGGTAATATACTTTTAGCAAAAATACGTGAATTAAAAAACCTTATTGTTTCTAATGAGGAAGATATAACCAATATAAATGGAAGATTAAACAAAGTATTAAGTTCACGTGAAGAATTTTATTTTGTTATTCAAGGTGAAGATCTAATAGAGCCATATATTGTCGATGAACTTATTGAACATATAGACGAAAAAGATATTTCTGATACAGTTATAACATCTGATTTAATTGAACGAACAACTATTCTTATTAATATGTCAAACGCAGATGGTATGAGTGTAGGTTCTGTAGGTATTGGACAAAAACCATTAGGTTATGAAGATTCAATGGATACAGATGATGGTGCAGGAATATATACATATACATTAAATAATGGTGTATATTCATTAGTTGATTATATTGGATTCCTTGGTGACGTTTTAACACTTGATTCAGACTTAATCAATGATTACAGAAATAACATTACTGAATTAAATAGTCTTATTGCAGAGAAAGAAACTGAAATTGCAGATGTTGTTGGTGTATGGGGAACCTATACTAGAATACAATTAAGACTTGAACGTGATGATTTAATCAAAACACTTGAAACATTCCAACAAGAGTTAGATATAATTCTTAATAAATACAACAATTAAAATAAAGTAAGGAAAATATATGCTATCAGATACTATCAAATTCATTGGAGATTTTTCAATTAATCAATACAATGCTAATGACGAATTAATCTCAAGTTATTCAGATAAAAACCTTATCATGGATGCAGCTCGTAAAAATATGGCTGAATTGATTGCAGGACTTGCAAATGGTAAAGTAATCAATCGTTTCATCTTGGGTACACGTGGGCACGTAGGAACAGACCTTTTAACACCTAAAACTGTAGGTGGTTCATATACTGAAGGTATTTTTGATTCTACACGTCTTTCACTTTTCTCAGAAGTTGCACCTGCAGGAACACCATACTGGTTTGTTGATTTTACACCAAGTCCTTTGGGTGGTGCAGCAACTATTGCAGATGTAACCAATGTAGTAAATACTTCAGAAACATTAAATGATGTTGCTGTTTCAATTGCAGTATCAGGAAAAGAAACAACTTATACAATAACTGTACCAGTTACTAGTGCAAATAACCCAGCTGGTCCAGTTGCATATACTGAAGCAGGATTGGTTTCTGTATCAGGTGGTGATGTAGATCTTTTCAGTATGAAGTGTTTTCCCGCACGTGTTAAAGAAGATACTGTAAAATTAATAATTGTTTGGAAAATCATTTTTTAATCTTGTTTTAAGGTAAAATATGATATAATATACCTAATTAAAAGAACTAGGAAAAGTTTCAATAAAAAGAAATTTTTTCTTAGTATTTTAAACTACAATCACCATAATTCTCTTCATTTTTTAAACTTCCCTTCAAAAATATCTCACTTCTTATTTGATAAATATTGTAATAAGAAAATAGGATTAAACATGCCAGTAAATATTCAACTATTAAAACAAGGTGATCGCTCACCAGAAAATTTTAACACTCCTTTGATTCAACTTAACACTGGAAAGGAAGATAGATTATCATTACCTTATAATCTTGGGTTAGTGCTAACTTCTGATCTTCAAGGTAATAAAACGTGGATTCAGAATCTAGAACTAGGTGTTACTGCAAAAAACGCATACAGAGGGGATTATGGGCAGATTGCATATAATCACAGTCAATCATTTCACGATTATTACCCAAATCAAGGTGGTAAAATAAAAGGTGATATAGATCTAAATACACATAAATTAATTCTTAGTACAACTAATACACTAGAAGTTATAGCAGCAGATACTGTTGTTACATCAAATGGATTTTTTAAAGTAAAAGGTTTAGGAATTAAGATTGATTCAACTGTAAATGCTCTAACAGTAAGAAGTTTCTCAGGAACAACAACATCAGGAATAGGATTATACATAGATGCTGATTACTTAGCTTTTGGTAAATGGGCAGCTGGTCAAGGACCTCAAGATGAAATGGTTATGACTTCAAGTCAACCAAAAGTATATGCTGGTGACCAAGTAAGAGCACAACGTTTAACTGCACCAGTAATTGTTGCAGGTACATCTCAACTTGACAGCTCAGGACTAAAAATTAATGGTGTTTCTGTTATAGATGGTTCAGGTACTATATCAGGTGCGAATATCGATCTTGTTGCCGATTATGAATCTGCATGGATATATGTAACAGGTGGAGATTATAGAATTACAATCCCTCATAATATGGGTTCAAGACCGAGAATATCGCAAATTATATTCTCATATGATAATTCTGTATCAGAAACAAAAACAGTATATACAATTCCTCATATTCAGACCGGTTACAATAATTATTGGTGGTATTGGTGGTATGGTTGGTATGGTTATGGTGCAAACTGTCATACAATTGTTGAAAGTTACAACAATTCATCATATGTAATCAAAACTGGTTCAGGTGGTGTTTATTCAAATGGTGATTCACAATGGTATTCAGGCTATGTTAAAATAATGTTTTGGAAATAAGGAGAAATTATGTACGCATACTATAATGATAAAGGGGATATTGTATCCCTTTCAGAAGTTGAGGTTATAATCGAAGGTATGAAAGATATTAAGGTGCCTGATGATACAGACCCAACAAAATTTCAAATTATTAATGATAAATTAATATCACGTGATGTGCAAATTCAATCATTTACAAAAATTGAACAACCTAAAGCACTTGATGAGAACATTATTTTTTTGAATTCAACAGATTATAAAGTTATTAAATATAAAGATCAGATTGATTTAGGAATTGCAACATCTATTACTGCAGATGAATATAAACAATTACTAATTCAAAGACAAGCGGCTCGTGAAGCAATCGCAGCTAGTAAATAAGTGAGAATAATATGACAAGATATTTAACAACTGAAGCAGAATTTTTAAATGATTTAGTACATAATGGTGATTGGATTTCTGAACAGAAAATCAATGAGGGGTTCATTGTATTAAAACAAGAACAACTTACTATGAATTCTCGTACAAATATTATATTTGGAGAAAGACCACCAGCGTGGTTAGCGAATACTTCATATGCACAAGGTGATCTTGTATCATTAATTGGCAGATATTGGGTATCATTACAACCACATACAAATATGCAACCTGATTATAATCCATTATATTGGGAAGAGATTCCTATTGATATTGATGCTGATCAAATTGCTTACACACGATATATTCTACAAGATACTAATCCTGGTACTGTAGATACAACTGTATGGACTCAACCACAAAACAGAAATCAGATTCTAAATACTTTCAAACCAGGAAATGTATTCACTGCAATTGATGGGCTTGATAGATTAAAAGCAAATATAAATGGTTCTATATATGAATATTTTATTATTTCTGATTCTGATAACCTAGATGCTGCAACAACAAAAAGATATGTACTTGCCCAACTTGATGCAAAAGCATCTATTAATGGAAACAATTTAATAAAATTCAATGTTGCAGAACCTACAGCAATTACACATGCAACAACTAAATCTTATGTTGATAATGAAATTAAAGATATTAATAATTCTTTATTAAATTTTGCAAATATTAATGGTAATTCATCAGCATTATTTAATGTAGCAACTCCTGTTCTAAATACACATGCAGCCACAAAAGGTTATATTGATGCAGAAATATCTAATAAATTTGCTGAAGGACAGAATAATGTAATCAAGAAAATTGATAAAATAATCACTCAACAAACCATTAATTCATTAAATGTTGGCGTTCCTATGATGGTAGGTCAAATTATGGTTTATTCAGGTTCAGCACTTATGTACGAGGGAACTGACTTTAACATTGATAGCCAAGATAATACTAATATTATATGGCTTGAACCACGTAGAAATGGTGAGAGAATTACTGTATTATTTTTATCAGATAATGCATTACAAACAATACTTGACCCAATCTACGTTAAACAAACTGGCGATATATTAAGCGGTGCAATTAAACAACCAGTAACACCTGTAGATGGACAAGATTTAACAAATAAGACATATGTCGATGCTAAACGTGATGAAGCAAAAAATTATTCAGATTCACAACTTGCTGCAAGTAATAATTATTCAGTACCACCAGGTGGAATTATCTCATATTCTGGTTCTGCAATTGATGTTGCTAATCTTGCACCTTATTGGTATCTTTGTGATGGTACACATAATACACCTGACTTACGTGGAAGATTTATTCTTGGCGCAGGAACATCAGGTGGAACAACATATACTATTGATCAAGTTGGTGGTAGCGCAGATAAATCTTTAACAATTGATAATCTTGCACCACATACCCATGAGTTATTGATGGGTGAGGAAGGACCTTCTGATCATACAGCACCTACTGGATATAATGAATTAACATTGAAACCAGTAACCCCAGGTGTATCAGGAAACACTAAAGTTGTAAATACTGCAGGTGGTGGACAACCATTTAATATCTTGCCTCCATATTATGTATTATCATATATTATGAGAGCAAAAGCGTAAGGAGATAATATGGGAACAAAAGTAATTTTAGAGCGTCAAGAGCTTCAAGATTTAAGTGATTATTCAACTAAAGAAGATTATACTTATTTAATTAGTTTAATTAATGCTGCACACACACGTGCAGATGCAGCTTATGCAGATGCAGAGGCAGTTAGAAAAATAGCATCAAGTAAATCACTCACATTTAACAGTGGAGGATTTAAGTCTGCAGGGACATATATATATGAACTATCATCTTTATTAAGTATTGTTAATCCTGATGCATGGAATTTTTCAATAAGTGTTTCTGTTCTTGGTGCAACTACGGGTACAACAGGTTATGGTGGCGGTGTTCCTGTTGCTTCAGCTGCACCATCAGTTTCAGGTTATGTAACAGGACATTCGGCAGTAATTGTAGTTAGTGCACAAACTGTTTCTGGATATCATGCAACTCAGTCATCATTATCATTTGGTGTTACTGTATCTGCAACTATGATATAAAGGATATTAATGTTTAGCATTGGTTATACAGAGGGATTGAGTGAGATATTTGAAGAAATTGATACGTATGATAAAATTAGCGATGTTTATTTTTCAATACCAAATGCCTACACAGCATCAGCACGAGTTACCGGGTTTAATGAAAAGATGTTCTATGAATTGAAAAAAATTCAATCAAAAGGTGTAAAACTTCATCTTGTTCTTAATGGTGCAACATATAATGAAAATGCTTATACTGAATCTGGTTTAAATGATATTGTTAAAATTATTGATACACTTGGTGTTGAGATGTTAACTATAAACAATACTGCTATTATGAAATCAATTCAATTTCAAGAATTGAATGAAAAAATTATTATTAAAAATTCTGTTAATAATAAATTGAAAACGTTAGATGATGTTATTCAATATGTTTCGTTTTTTAAATTTAAACACATTATGCTTGATAGATCATTGAATAGAAATAAAGATGAATTAGAAAAAATTATACAATATTGTAAAACTAATGGTTATACAACAACATTGTTAGTTAATGAGGGATGTATTGCAAATTGTCCTTATAAGCAATTTTGTGATGATGCATTATCAAATCATGATTTAACAAAAAACAATAATTTTGCTGTTCTTACATGTAGTTCAGATTTTGAAAGTAATAAATCATTAACATTGAAATCACCATTTATCATTCCTGGTTATATCAATAAATATCGTGATATGGGTATAAATTACTTTAAAATTGCATGTAGAGGAAAAACAATCGAAGATGTGAGGTCTAGATTAAAAGCGTATATGTTTGATAATAAAAATATATCACTTTCAGTTGCATTGGATACAAATCCTCATTACATCTACAAAACTGTTAATGCACATGTGCTTGATGAATATAATTTTTTTGAACATACTATTAACTGTAAAAATAAATGTCATGAATGTAATTATTGTGATGTGTTACTTGAAAAATTTTTAAAAGAGGAAAAATAATGATTAAATTATATGAAACACAAGAAGAGAGAAATTCATTTCAACACATATTTGAATCTCAAAGAACAATACTTGTTGATGAATA